CCGCCAGCGGTTTTTCGTACCGCTATTCCGGTGGCAAAAAGCAACTGCCTGAGATTATCCCGCCGTGAGGCCGCAGGAAGCCATCCAAATATCAGAATGTTTGCAACTTCGCCTGAAACCGTATAGGAAAAGGCACCGCCGATAATGTCCGCGAGAACCGCACTTACGGGCTGGCCGGTATACAGGCCCCCCATATGCGGCAGCTTGTCCAAAAGGCCAATAGCAGACACGGCAGACAGCCGGTAAACGGAAACACCATCCCGAACAATATCAGACTTGTACAGACGCGCCGCCAAAACGTCATTGCGGTAATACTCAACTGGCGTCCCGTAGGGTATATCCGTTATATCAGGCCCGTCAGGGCGGCAGTAAATAACTCTCCCATCCGATGTTTCCATTCCGTCATAGTCCGCCGGGTCTAATTCAATCGGGACTTTGCACAGACTAAAAATATTTGCATCTAATGTATCAATAGATAGTTCGCTCTGCACAATTGCATTTGCTAAAAAAAGGCTTCCATCGTCCAGACGATTGTCCGTTGCGGTAGGATCTCGTTGCCACTCAAAACCACCGCAAATTAATTTATCCATGTTTTGTCCTCACGGTGTTCTATATGGGGCTGTGGCAATAATATCTATTGTCATATTGTCCCAATATTTATTTTCATCTTTTACTTTTTTAAGTTCGTCTGTTACTCCTGAAACATAAGCATCAAATGTTATGGTTCCTTGCGCATACGGTATTACTATCGTATGTGCTCTAACACTTGGGCTTGTGACAACTTGATATAGCGCATCATAATCAGCTAAATTGTTTCCAGAGCGTTTAACCTTAATGTAATAATTGTAGTATGTTCCAATTGTGTCAAAAATCATATTCCCTGACTTTGACCGTCCAGCAGCGTCACCGTCGAGTATTTCGCCTTTTCTCTGAAATCCTCCAACTGGGATTTTAACGTCATACTCTATGCCATCAATTGAGAATATAGCGGCCATTAAGTAACCCCCTTTACAAGAGATTCACCATTCAGCCTTGATATCCGTTGCTGATTACTGTAAATGGTTCTTCCATCAAGTTTTAAAACATTGTTTACAACCGTATCACTATTGCCGGAATTCATTTCTGCTGCTGCAACTTTAAATGCATTGACAAGAGTATCTAATGGGGCCTCAATATTAGTTCCGTTGCGCTGATCCCCAACAACAGCTAAATATGGATTATTTGGTGGAATAACTGCTCCTGTAGCTAACGCGGGAACAGCAACAGCAGCCGCAGCAGCAAGAGGGGCGGCAAGTGTACCCCCAGAAAGTACAAGAGCAGCCGCCAAACTTCCTATAGTAATTGATAAAACTGCCGTTGTTGCAATTCTGTCTTTGTTTTCACTAAAAAATCCAGAAATATCTGTGCCGACTCCTTTTGCCCACGATGAAAAGCTTTCCCACATGCTGCTAAGTCCGCTTGTAAATGAGTCGCGCATTGCGGTAGCAGTTTGAGACACAAGGCTAATCACAGAATTTCCCCATGCCACAAATGCCTCCGCTCCAGAAGTTGCAAAGCTGTAAATGTTTGAATATGCGCTTTCACAAAACCCAGATATATTTTCAAGAGCATTTGAAAGCCCGTCGTATACGCTTTGCGATATTCCAGATTTAAAGTACGCCGCAGCAGCGACAGAACCCAACGCCCACGAATAAAGATCAGCAGTTGATGTGGTTTTTAATGTCTCTGAACTTGAAAGAATACCAGCAACAGTTTGAGCAACAGACTTGCCTAAATACCCAATTCTTTCGACAATAGCCGGGACACTTTGTTCTGCTCTTGCCTTAATGCCTTCCCACATATCGTTTAATTGATTTCTGGCTAATTCTGTTTCAGGAATAAGTGATTCTGAAAATCCCCAGTTAGGCTCATAAACCGGATCTGGAAGTGGGGTTAATATACTAAGCCAATCAGCAACAGTTTCGGGGAATAACGATAAATCAGGGAGAACAGGAACAAGTTCAGGCGCGGGAAGTGGGCCTAATACCGGTTGCCATTCCTGTGCAGTTTCCGGGAATGCAGACGTATCTGGTACAACTTCGACGGCTAAAGGAGAAGCAATTGGGGGAGGTTCCCATCCTTGCCAATCAGGCGTTACAATAATGCTAAATTTCTTTTTATCGCCATTATCAGATGTTCCAATATTATTAAGTGTGTCATTAAGCGATCCAAGGTCGGGCATATCAAAACCCGCCCCGTTGTTATCACTTGTGCTGTTTTGCAGCTTGTTCAATTCATCGAATGGCGCAAGTGCTCGTTTAGCCGCGTTTCCTGCGTCGGTAATACCATCAGCAAGGCTTGTTTCGCTTGCCGCTGCTGTTTCTGCTGAATCTGAAACATTTGCATTTCCGAGTCCAAGCGCTTTTAATGTTGCAATGATACGCGACAAAATAATATTGATCCCCTGCAGCAAAGGAAGTAACACGTTTTGTATAAACGGGCCGATTAATCCAAGAAGCTCCTTCCATTGCTCGGAAAGCAATTTTGTTTGGTTAGCCCATGAATTAGATGTCCTTGCAAAGTCACCCTGTGCGTCTGATGTTACGCTTAAAATATAGTTATAGCGCAATACAGCCTTTTGCATTTCCGTCATTGAATTGTAAGCCGTTGAAATTCCTTGCGACATTGCATATGCTTGTAAATTAGCTACAGACAGGTTAATTCCAAGTTGCTTTAAAGGTTCTGTTTCACCACTAATTCCTGACCTAATTTTTTCAAATGCCATATTAGTGTCAAGATTATAAAAAGAGGCCATATCGCCAGCAAGAGCGGTCATTTTTTCTGACATTTCAGCCGCTTGGCTAGTTGCAAACCCCATGCTTTTAAACATAGCTCCAAGAGTGGATGCATATTGTTTTGCAGAAAGTTCAGAAAGGCCAAAGCTTTCAAGCGCGGAATCAGCAAAATTATTTACCGAATCAGCCATGCTTCCAAACGTAACATCAACAACATTTTGAACTTCGTTTAAATCGCTTGATATTTCAAGAGCTTTTTTCCCAAGTTCGCCTAATTTTGCAATAGTCGTTATAATTAAAGTAACAATAATAGCCGGCGCAAATGCAGCGGCTAACGCTGCTCCAGCCGCAGCAGCGTTGCCTTTTACCAGTTCAAGCGCCGCATTAATCGCTGTAGCGCCTTTAACAGCACCGGTAGAATCAATTTTGCTATCGATTTTTATACTTCCGTCATAAGTAGCCATAATATATCACCGCCCAGGCATAATAAAAGCGCCATTTTAGGCGCTGAATATTGCGTTTTAATTTGATTGTGTTATAATTATCCAAAAACGGGAGGCGCAACAATGGGAATTTATGGATCACCCGAATTTTTAGATTACGTAAATAACAAGCCCCATATTTGCAAAAAATGTGGAGCTGAATTTAAGGGAAAGTTTTGCCCGGAATGCGGAACTCCTGCAAGATACAAACAATTTAGATGGTGGATTCCGTATTCCATCGTTTTTGGAATTTTTTTGATTGCTTCATTTAGCGTTCAAGATCAAATCCGCTATATTTTGGGATGTGGATTAGTTATTGGATTTTGCGCGATTGCGCTATGCATTGCACTTTGGGTTACAAAATTAATTATAAAACATACATCAGGATTAATTTATATGCCATGGTTAAAAAATATGGCAATCACATCTATAATTATATTGATTGTATCTTTTACCATTGGATCAGCAATTAAGCTGTGAATAAAAATCATCTAATGCAACCGCTTCTTCGGAAGAAACGATTTGCGGAAGTTCAATTATTTCGTGTATTTCATTGCAATATATTGATTCTTCTTTTGATAGTTTACCTTTTAATTTTTTGCTTCTAAGGGCGACAAGCTTATTAAAAAAACAAGTTTCATCTATTGACATAAACAATATGGTGAATTTCCACCAGTGCATATAATCAACAGATTCAAGGTCTATTCCATGTGTTTGCCGAATTCCACTATAAATGTATTCAGCATCTTTTTCAAAACTATAGAGCCGCGTATTATCGGATTCTTCGGAATTGTTAATCTTCCCGCAATTCAAAAACCAAATAGCTTTTTCAAACGCCTCCGGACTATCTGGGGGCGTTCCTTTGTATATTCTGCTTATCATAATCAGGCGCTTTTCTAAATCGGTTAAGTCCTGATCTTCAAAAGCAAGCATTATTTTTAAGCAAGCCCTAAAATCTGTTTCAATATCGTATTTTTTGCCGCCAACTTCAACAGATTTTGGAAACTTATCAATTAGCAGATTCATTCCATGTACTTTTTAACTTTTTCTGTTCTTGCAGCTGTAAATATAGGCGCGATACCCTTAAAAAATCCATTGAACATTTCAAGGGAGCAAGCATCACCAAAAAGAACTTGGCTTGTTCCAACTCCAAAAACAGTATCGATCTGTTCTTTGATGAAATCGCATACTTTTACAAATTCATCGGGGCCAATTGAGTCCATTTCTTTGATCTCTTTTTGCTTTTCTCCAATGGCTTGAATAAGCCTTTGATACTTTTCAGCAAATACCGCATCATGCGGATTGAAAGAAATTGATCCAACTTTTTCGCCGTCTCGTTCAACCGGAATTGTTACCTTTCCGGTACTGATAGAAATGCTGTCCATATAATCCCTCCAAAAGTAAGGGGCGGGTTTCCCCGCCCTATTTATTACGAAGCCGTTGTAAAGTTGTGAACGGTGGTCGCAAGGGCCTGACCATATACATCAGAAACCCCCGCAACCGTCAATAGATGAACCGTAGACGCCGCCATTGTAGAAGACGGCGTAAGTACAAGGACGGTTCGCGCCGCGTTCCACGCCTTTGTAAAGGCCACAACATCACCAGCCGCCGTAGCAAGAGAAACGCTTTCGGTTTTGATCGGATTGTTGAATGTCAGCGTAATGGCCGATGTTCTAACAACGCCTGTATCTTCATCATCTGGAACCGTAGTAAGCGCGATTGCAGATACGCTTGTCGGCGTAAATGTGGGCGTTCCAGCTGCAATAGTTGCTGTCCCAACGGTCGGAGATCCGTTCACATAAATAGTCACGCTAAGAGTCTGGGGACTTCCGCCAGTCAAAGTATAGGTATCGGGTGCAACAGCTACGCTGTATAGACGCGCCGTGTAAGGGCTTGTAGTATTGAGATCAATTTCGAGAATTTCAGTTTCGGCATCAGCGGCCACAGCAAATGTATCCCGCAAATTCTTTAAATAAGCGTGCGCCGGAGCCGTTGAAGCATCCCATAGTGTGATATCAAGTGCGATACTTGCCTGATAGCTGTCAACGCTTGTATTGGCGTTGTCTTCGTTGATGTACGTTTCTGTGGTAGTCTGCGGATTCATTGCGAATGGAAGCGAAGTAATGCCCTTCCCAAGAGTCGCCCAATCAGGGCTTCCGCTGCTCCCTGTATTGATAAAATATGCCATCAATGGCGATTTGAGCTTTGCCATAATTACCTCCAAGCATAAAAATAACGCCTATTCCGGCGTTTCGTCATATGTCAAGCTATAGGTTGCTAAAAATGTGGTGTTTCCAGATTCATCTTTTCCAGATTGGTCCATCGGTGCGCGGGTCATAATGATTTTATCCGGTGTACGTCTATCACCGATATCAAGGCCATCTGTTCCGTTTTTCTTGAACCAAGACCCCAAATCATTGAGGGGTTTATAAATGGCTCCTGCGCCATCTGGGACAGAGTTAACGGTATTGTAAATGATAAATGGAATTTCAGCGGAAAACCCGCCGTCAATATCCTCCGATGTAATATCTCCACCATTGGCCTTAATTACCATCCCTAGCCCGGTTGAATCTTCGGTATATTCAAGCCATAAATAATCGGTGAGAATATTAAGGCCGTTGATCCAACTTTGCAAAGCTGCAACTATTTGAGTGATATCAGTTGCATCCAAGGGTTTTGCATCCGCCATTTATTCACCTCCAATTCGTTTTGCTCCGCGTATCCATGCAGTTTTGCGCGTCGCTTTGGCTACCTCAAACCATTCCCGTGACGCTTGCGGATGAGCTTGTGTGGAGTGCTTAAAGTATCCATAATATTGTTTTCTTGCGTATGGAGAATTGTACACAATCAGACCTGAACCGATAACTGTACCGTCAATGCCGGAGTGTTCCAATGCGCCGGTAATGCGTGGGACATATGGAGCTGAATCTTTAAGGATTTCCGAATCAAGCCATTTCTGCGCCCGTGAAGCATTACCGGAAAATCTGCTTGCAACCGCGGCGGCGTTGAAGTTGATTTCTGTTGTCAATCCGCTTGCCATATTACGCAATTCTATGTACGCTGATATTTGCATACTCCGTCGTAATTGCTACGGACCCGGCGTTGTTGTGCTTTACGCGAACGTCAAGCACATCTCCGGCAGACAAATCCGAAATTCCGAACAATGTTACATTAAACGTATAACCAGAAGTAGAGAACCTACGGCGCATGTGCAGGTTGGCGGCTTCTTCTCCATTAACGAAAACAGCCGTATCCCATATAACGTCTGTCGTACCTAGCTTCGATGAAAATGTGCAGTTTATGAAATACTTGCCTTTTTTGCTGATGGTTATATCCCCATTTTCAAGACTGACCGCGCAGTTTTTGACGTTCCCCTGCGTAAACCCGGACACGGTCAATTTTGTGTATTCCGCTCCGGTAGGTACAGATGCGGACGCCGTGTTCCCGTTAATGTAGAGTTCTGCATAAGCCGGTGATGTTCTGGCTAAAAGAATGTTCTCTTTTGTCACATCTGCCACCACCCATTAGACGTAGCAGGATTTACATTATTGGCGTCATACACCCAGCCAGTCGATGTGTCTATATCCCAAAACGTTGATCCGCTTGCAATACCGGACGTTGGTTTCGTGTCTGTTGAAAGGCCCTGCATATCGTACACATACCCGCCTCTGCTCGTACCCGTATAAGTTACTGCCATCTAATCACCTCCCCAGGATTTGAAGAATATCGCCATGAACGGCGACACTCGTAATGCTAAACACCTGATACTTTTTCTGCATGGTTGCTTTTGTTTCAGTTGGAAGCGTGTCTGCGACATTGCCCTCAACGAAGAAATCATTCGCTGTATGGAATGTAAAATGCCCGGCTTTATCTGTTAGCGCGTCCCATGATTTAGCGTCAAGAAATTCTCTATCAGACGTAACCGCAATATCTCTTGTGTCAATGATTAACTGTGCTTTATCTGACGTACTTACGCCACGCTGCGAGAGCCTTTGATCGTATCCAGTGCCAAGATATACCCGCTCAATAACGGTGCGCTGATACGTTGATATGCCCGCCGTTGTAGATACCAAATTGTACAGCGTGATTGTTGACGGCCTTGCACGTCTGCTTATAATCTTCATAGCCATACCGGGCGATAATCTCCGCCGACCGCAACGGAACAAAGTCCAGTGCTTAACATGAGCGTTTTAATGCGCGTTTTGACAGTCTGCAAAAGTCCTCCGTATGACGTTTCACTTCCTACGGAGTATGAATACCCGCCGACACTCTCAGAGGTCACACCGGGCATTCCAGACGTATTTCCGGTAGTGTCCTGTACATCGTTGATCGCGTCGCACAGCATACAAACGGCCGTTTTAATCAAATCCTGCGTGTCCGCATCATAACTTGTAATCCCATTGATTCTAATTCGGTTCAGCGTCATTCCGTCAAGTTCAAGCGAGGCGTTGATTGCAATAGGGGAGAAGTCGTCAGATGAAATTGCTTTCCCGCCGTATGTGCCGGAGTAATAAGCGTAATCCACATATGCGGTCATAAGTCACCTCCAAAAAGGAGAGCGGCTTAATTGCCGCCCTCCGATTTCTTGCTCTTGGTTTTCGTCGGATTCTGTTCAATCACAGGAGGAATATACTGCGTGTATCCCTTTTCCTTAAATTCAGAAAGCCGCTTATCGCTGATGTTGTGCATAATTCCGTCTTTGATAACAAGCATATTATCGCTCCTTATACAATGTTCTTGTGCAGATAAATTCCGGAAACCTTGTTGTCATAGACAAATGCATCGTGATACTCGCGGAACTGGAACTTCCATGCGTCTTTGTCCTGATTGGTGTCGGGATCGAAAATCTTAGGCATAGAGAACTTCACAACCTGAAGGACGGCTTCAGGATAAACAATCATGAAGTTGATGTTTGCCGCGGTGTAATAGGTAACGACGATAGCCGCCTCGTTTGCGGGAGCCACGGTAAACGTGATAACACCGGTGGCGGGGACATAGGTATATGCAGTCGTAGCGGTTCCAGCAACGGTGACACTCACGATAGACGCGGTAGCGGGCTTGGCGGTAACGGTAAATGCGGTGGTAGTTCCGTCGCCGGTGAAGCTCTGCGTAGTGCTGGGACGCACATAGCCGTAAGAAGAAGAGCCGTCATTCAGCGTGATGCTGGTATAGAAACGGGATTTCGGAACGTATGCAATCGGCATATCGTTGTAGCCGTTCAGAACGGTGTTCACAGTACCATCAGAGCCAAACTGGCGGGTAAGCGCGTTATTCAGCACGGGCTTAAGGTCGCTGTTTATGTACAGGCGGCGGCCCATCGCGGGTACTTCGTCCTCGTCCATGTTTCTCACGGCTTCATCAATGGCCGTAAGTATGGTTGAAGAGGAAAGCGTAGCGGCGGTGGTAGTGCTGATTCCAGAAGTGCCGGCATACTTTGCAAAACGGTATGCGTCCAGTTCTGGGATAACGTGATTCCGCATAAACGTGCCGGTCACTTGGCCGAACGCCATTCCGAGAGTTTCCTCGTTGTCCATGCGGTCAACGGACAGCTCCTTTCCGCGCTCCTCGGTCAGGGTCATGGTTTCCCACGTTGCGGTAACGTCTCCGGTAGGATAACCGGTTGACCGGCTGTAGTCGCCAAGACCGGTAGTGGACACTTTCAATACCTTGACGGCGTTTACGCCGCTAAACCCTGGGTCGGTCGCTGTGTCCATTCCGGCGGTGTAGGAGCCGTTCTTGTAGATGTCGTCAATGATAGGCGCAAATTTCTGCGCGTATTCGATGGAGTTAGGCATATTTTTACCTCATTCTTTCATTATTTTGTTGGTTCTTGCAGCCCGGCTGCCTTTCGTGCTGCGGCCGCAAAAGAGTCAATGCTTGCATTTGCTCCCGGTTCTCCGAGCTTTCCGGAGAAGATTCCCGGGGCAGGTTTTCCGTCTAAGAAGTGCGCGGCGTTGTCCTTCTTGAACTGCTCCGCCCACTCGTTAGCTCCGATAAAGTTTTCGCCGTCCAGCTTGAATTCCTTTGCTGCGAACTCAGCCAGAATGGCTTTCTTGCTTAAACTGTCCTTTGGCTTCAGGCCATCAATGTACTTCTCGGCGGCGGAATCATAGGCCATTTTCTCCAACTTGGCCGTGTGGTCTTTTTCGGCCTGCTCAAACTTGGCCTTCCATTCGTCAGCGGCCTTTTTTGTTCCTTCCGGGTCCATCCCTTTAAAGGCTTCGATCTGTTTGCCTGCTTCGTCCAGTTGCGCCTTGTACTGCTCGGCGCTGGTCTTGTTTGTCTCGGCATCGGACTTGTATTTCTCAATGTCCTTTCCGTTCTCGGCCATGATCTGGTCAATTTGTTCATCGGTCAGGCCCATAGCCTTAAGTGCTTCTCTTTTCATGTGTCCTCCTGTCAGATACGCTTTTTTAACGCGGGTTGCGTCCGCCTCTGTTGCCCGTATCGCTGGGCCTGCGTAATTTGGCATAACAAAAGCGCCCGTTATAGGCGCTTGGTTATTAGGTAAATACTTTCTCGCGTTGATACTGTCTTGTCAAGTCGGTTTGCTTCAAATGCTCACGCTGCCTAGCCTGCCATGCGCTGACCTTTGCTTTTTCGGTGCTTGCATCAAGGCCGCCAGCTTCAATAGCCGATTCGCGTTTCTTCCAGTAACGTATTTGTCGCTCGTTATAACGTTGGATTTGCTCGTTTTTATATGTAGTCTTGCTATATTTCTCGGTTGGCGCTTTTTCAGACACGCCCTCGACATACGGGCAAAAGGAATGGCGGCAGTTCCAACCGCACAGCCCGTCGCCGCTTCCGTAGCCTGTTGCTTCAACAAGATTCGGGTATTTGTCGGTGCTTCCTTCAAGCGAATAAACTTTGCCTTGCCAAACCGCGTGTTCGGGCCGCGCGTCGGCATGGCTTGATACTTCTACAAGATTTGTCTGCAACTCAGACGCGTTATTCTCGCTTACCTTTGCCGTCGCTTGATTTATCCCAGTCACGCATGCGCGTCTTACTGCCGCCTCTACGCTTGTCCGAACACCTGACGCATAATCAAATGCCTGTACGCCGTCTGCGGCAAATCTTCGCACCGTAGCGTCAATAGCCATATCCTGAGTGAACGCGCCGGATTGTACCATAAGCTGGCATTGATCCATATATTGATTTAGCTTGCCCGACGCATCTAAAGCGATCGTGCCAGTCAGTTTTTGCATTGTGTTTTGTGTCCGCAGCGCGTTCGCGTTGAGCACTTGCGCCACTTGCGCGGAAGCGGTTAATGGAACAGCGTTTTTGGGAAGTTTACCGGCTTCTATGGCGGCTTTCTGCGTGGCTATGTCGGTCTGCATGGACTTGATTCCAGCCTCACCGAACAGGCTATAAACCTCTTTTTCGCTGATTTTGAGCGTCTTTGCTATCTCCTGCGCAATATACTCTTGCGACGCTCCGATTGATTGAAGTTTGTACAGTTGCCACGCTGCCATGTTGGTAGTGTAGTTGGCTTTTGCAATACGCTTCGCTATGTCGGCCATGATAGCGGATTCCAATTCAGAGTAGATCGCTTGAAGTGGTTCGGCCACTCCATCAAGATATTCAGGTGAGAGCATTCATCCCACCACCAAACGAAATTCCAGGTGAAGACGCTTCCGATTCCGCTTGAATGTCTCGCGCGTCCTGCTCGCTGTATCCCTCATACTCGTTGAGATATCTCCACAATGGGAATTTCCCTTGCGTCACCAGCAATTGAATCCGTGTTCGTTTTTCATCCGGGCTTGAAATAACGGAATCATCCCAGCTGAACGACGGCTCAATATCGCCTTGCGGTGCAAGATTATATACCGTAGCATAGAAGTCATAGATTTTAATAAGTTCGTTCAGAGCGGTTTCAAACGCCTGCTGGATGCTGTGTACTGTGCTGTAGGTCTTTTGATTGTCGCTTACGACCTCGGTTGCCGTGGCTGCTCCGGTTGCTTCATCGATGCTAAATGTGCCTTGGCTAAATCCGGTCTGTGCTTCAATCTGGTTTAAGTGCCGGTTGAGCGCCGCAATCTGGCTATCAACGCGCAGGGAAGGGGAGAAGGTATCAAAAAGCTGTGTTCCATCTGTCTGTCCAGCCGCGCCATTGAATACATATTCTTTCTGCCGCTTTCTGTCAGTCAGCGGATTTCCTTTATCATCGAACGTGGTAAATGTGGAAATATCCCGATAACGTTTTAACTCGCCTCCATCGACTTCCCAATCCAGCGCATTATACGCTGTGTTTGCAGCCCGGATTGAATCAACCGCTTTCCCGAACAGCGAAACGCCCATAGGATTATTGATGTCTACATAATTCGCACCCGGCATTTTGAAATATGCAAACATTGGAACAGGTGCGCCGGTAATCGTCACATCAGGCTCAATAACCGCCCAATCAGGGAATGATTGTAGGCTGTCAAGCTGACCTAAATCAGAATTTCCATACGTTGACCGGTAAACCCTGTTTGTGATCTCATATGTCCCGTTGCCTTTATAGTTCCAGTTTTCAAGGCGCGTATATGTGTACTTATTCTTTTTGCGCTGTTGGACAAATACGCCGCCCTGCACGCCGCTTGAATCGTACTGGATAGGGAAGAACATGTCTTGTGTAATAACGTCCGTGACGAGCTGTGAGCCGTCAAAGCGTGGCTTTAAAATCAATCCGCCCATTGCACAAGTATATTCTGTGATTTCCTCGGCGCGGTTTAGGATCTGTGAATCAAGCAAACTCTGAATAAACTCTGCTCGTGGTGATTCTCCTGTAGTTGCTTCCATTTCAGACACAACCAGGCGCGCCGCTTCATGGCAAACAGTCGCCGCAATCTTGGGATCTTTGATTCCATTAAACTCCACGCCTGAATAAATCTTTTTCCACACCGCAGAATATTCAAGCATTGGGTTGTTTTCCAGCGCGTTCACGTCAATGTTCAGCGCATCAAGAATCTCTGTTCTATGAAACAGCGCGTTCCAAATGTTTTTAATAAAGTCCAGTATGCTCACCTCTTGTCACCTACCATATGTAATCCATAACGATAAGCGTTGCGCCTTATATGCGTATAGCAGAAATAGCGCATTGCGTCCATTGCATGATCTTTCTCTTTAACCGGTTTGTCTTCCTGCGTGTTGTCTTCCCAGCAATAGCCCTGTATTTCTTCAAGCGCGTTTTTGCAATTGTACTCGCAAATCTTTATTTTTCCCATGGAAAACAGCGATCCAGTAAACCGAATACCGTCAACGACTGAATTATTTGCTTGAATTGGTATGAACTTTCCATGTCTGCGAACACAAGCAATGAATGAAGCCGCCGACGGGTCAATGATGATCTGATGCGCAGGAATGTCACCGACGAATTTAACTAAGTCTTGATAGTATTCTTCATCTGTCTTCTGCTTCTGCTTGTCTCTTCCGGAATAATAGTATTCATCAATCAAATACCAAACGCCGCCGCAATATCCCCATAGGAGAAATACGGTGGCGTTCTGTGTGCCATAGTCGCACGAAAGCATATATTCAATATATTTGCGGGGTTCAGGTTTGCCGTCTGCGTTTTTTGGTATCTTTGGTACGACGTGCTTTTGCGGGTCAAACATGTCATAGATAAGCCCCTCTGCCGCACACCATTCTCCAAGCACATAGCGCTTGTAAAATACGCCAGAGAATGAAGCTTTTGCACGTTCAAGAGCGTCAGCAGTAAGCCCCGGGTTGTCGTCCATAAGAAAATGTAGATGCTTTGCTTTGTGTTTTTCGGGTTGTAATACCCATTCTTGATAGAACCAATGTCCCGGCGCTCCCGGATTACAGTTAAACCATAGTTTAACTTCTTCGATGGAAAGCGTTCTTGCTATTGCCTGCTCAACAAACGACTGGGGCATTAACGCAACTTCATCAAACAGAACTCCGGCTAATGTAATGCCCTGAATGAGCATATAACTTGATTCGTCTTTGCCGCCAAACACATAGAAGTAATTTGTTACATCACCGCGCTTGATTGTCATGAGCGAAGCGGATCGCGTATAGGTTATCTTGTATCGCTTTGTGATGCTCTGTATTTGCTGTAGTGGCATGATGATATTGCGTTCTGTTGCTCTGACTGTCTTTCCACATACGCCGAAGCACATACCGTTAAACTCGTGCATTGTCCATTCAATGAATGAGACGACCATCATAATGGTTTTCCCGCTTCTCACGGCTCCATCACAGATAAGCGTTTCATACTGCGGCTCATGAGGAAACCTGAAAATCTCTGCTTGCTTCTGTGATATGCTGTCAAACCTCATGATTCACCGCCAGTATCAAGCGCCTTATTAACCGCTTTTTCTATCGCGTCGTAAAGGTTGTCGTCCTCAGAGTTGTTGCTGTTCGGTTGCTTATCGTTAAACATTCCAAGATGTTTTCCAATCAATTCAAGCGCTCGTATCTTATTACCGTACTTTAACTCTGCATCAGTGTAATCAGCAGCTTTCTTAAAGCCTACCTTTGCAAGTTCTTCAAGCACTTGATCTTGTGTTATTTCTGTACGTGATGAACGTTTTTTCAGGGCTTCTTGAATTGCACCCGAAACGTTATTTTTCGTTATAAGCTGTCTTCCTATTTCAGCGTTCTTATATCCAGCTCTTTTTGCGGCTTGCGTGGCATTTAAGTCTATCAGGTATTCTTCCACGAACCGCTGCTGTTTTGCTGTTAATGCCACGTTCACCACCTCTCTCATCATAAAATCACACCGGCAGAGTAGCACCATGCCAGGAGATAAAGGCATGAGTTTTTGTTTGCTACCCTTTTACCGGTGCTTTCTAAACGGTTGCCCGTTTAATATCACACGTACTTGATTCCGGCCAATGCTCCCGGCTCCCACTCAAACAACTGGAATCGCTTATTGACTCCCGTGAATCCGTTCTTACTGTTCCATGCGTCCGTAGGCACACCCGAAGCCAAGCGCCGTACCATTGTTCCGTTGTCTATGCTCTCTCTGTGCAG